AAAACACTACGAAATAATAGCTGGAACAGATCGTGTAGGCGAAAAACGCAACAATCGTCAATCCGCCAGACGCAGTGTAAAGCGGCGCGCCGACATCCCAGGCGGTTCGCAGCTTGCCGTCGCCGATGCGCAGGAAGTTTTCGACGTAGGAAAACTCCTTGTCGTCGACCGCGATCGCCGACGACTGCGTATTCATGCCACTGAAAGGAAACGGACTATAAGTCTTGAACCCGGTCGGAAGTCCAAGCGTCTGCTGCGCCCGCGCCGACATCTGACTCTTTTGCGGGTCGGCCACGACCGTCACCTATCCAAAATGTGAACCAGCCTGCTATCAGTTTGGCTCGAATAAATCTCGTCGCTCAATTCGCGTGGCTCGTCCTTCCTGGCGTTCTCCTCGAGATTTCGCTTCTGCGTCTCGGCCTCGATATGCCTGACCATCTCCTTGACGTTGCGAGATGAAATCTCGGCGATCTTCTGATGCGAGTGCGGTTCGAACTTGGCGATAAAATTGTCGAGCAGCAGAAGCAAGGACGCAGTCCGAACCTTCGTCTCGTCCTTATTCGGATCGATTGACATTCGAAGCGTTTTCGCCAGAGAAACAATAGACGCTTCCTGATCATGGACGGGCTTCCCGATCATGATACGTTCCAGTAATAATTTGACGTCTTCCCTCTGTCGACCGCCACGCGAGAAACGCCGAGCCGATCCGCGAACTGGTTCTCCATCACCTGAGCAATCTGGTACCGATATGTCGTCTGAAACGCCAACGACGCAGCGCCGAACTTGATCGTGTTCCTGAACGCGCGCGGAATCGCGTCGTAGTCCTCGTTCGTCCAGATATCAGATGGGATGACATAGGCGTCGAGCTCGATATCGCCGGTCGTCGAGGGCGCCGGGAACATCCAGATTTCACCATCCTCGCCGTCGTTATAGACCGACCAGTAATAGGGGTATGACGTGACGAGCGTCGCGTAGGCGCGCCCGTAAGCCTGAAAGTCATCCCATGGAAGCCAGGCTAGAGTTGGCCGAATCGCCCCGCCCCAATTCACCGAAAGTGCGATCGTGTCGATGACGCGATCGCAGCCCGCATATTCAGCCTGCAGAACCGGGTTGAAAAAGCCGACATATGGATACCGCTCCTGACCAGGGATCGTCTGCAGCGGGTTCGACGCCGCGCCGTTCACCGTAAAAGCCGAGAAAGCGTTCGGCAGCGAGCCGGGCTGCATGCCGCCCGGCACGGCGACGCCCGGCTGCGCGCTGGCGCCGAACGCCGACTGGCCGGTCACCAAGCGGCGAATGCAGCCTGAGCGCTGCGCGCACTGGCGGCGCGCCTCATTGATCCAGCGCACCACCTGCTTTTCGGGAGTGCCCTGCAAGCTGTAGTCGTGCAGCAGCGCCGAAGTGTCTTGGATATAGTCTGAGAGCGGCATCGGTTCCTCTCAAAACAAAGGCCGGATGATCCTGTCACCCGGCCTATCCAGTCTGGGCCCTGCAAGTCGCGTCAGGTGGTCAGAATCTCGCTGACGTCGGCCACGCCGCCCATCGTGAAGGCGAACGTCGCCGTCTGAGTGATCAGGGCGCCGTTAGTCGTCACCAGGGCCGTCGGCGTCGAAGTATAGATACCGCCGTCGTAGAACACGGCGCCGGTCGCCGTCGGGGCGCCGCCAGATTCCGGCATCAGGATGCTGGCTCGCCGCGTCTTCACGAGGTTTTTCTGCGTCGAGACGTTGGTGTAGGCCGGGGCGGTGGTCGGGAAGGCGTCGAGCCCGGACAGTTCCGAAGGACCGGTGAAGCCGGTGCCGGCCGTCGGCGTGTAGGCGGTGATCGACCAGCACATGATTGCGGTCGCCGCCGCGGAAGACCCGCCGCCGCCGGTGAAAGACAAGGTCGGAACCGAAGTCAGCGGCGTGCCGTGATCGATGCAGAGCACGCCCGTCACGGTGCCGCTGCCGGTCAGGGACGCAACAGCCGTCGCGCCATAGCCTTGAGCGACGCCATTCACGCCTTCACGCGGATCGTTGACGAAAGAAATGGTCGGGGGCGACGTGTAGCCTGCGCCCTGATCGACGATCGTCACCGTCGACACCGCGCCGCCCGAGAGCGTGCAATAGCCGGTGGCCGGAATGCCGCCGGAAGGCGGCGGCGAGAACAGTACGGACGGCGGGTAGGTGTAGTTCGAGCCGCCGTTCGAAACGGTGACCGACGTGTTGACCGCGCCGCCGACGATCGCGCGCCAAATCGAGCTGCCCGCGGAAGCCGTCACGGTCGGAGCCGACGTGTAGCCGGAACCGGCGGTCGTCAACAGGGCGCCGACTGCGCATCCGGTCTGATTGGCGAACCGGTAGTTGTTGCCGTCGGAATACGTGTAGAACGGCGAAGCGTTGTAGCCGCCGCCGCCGACGTTAACCCAAACCTGCATGATCGGGTCGAATTCCTGCAGCGAGCAGTATTTGCCCGGCCGCACCAGATACCATTGCGGCGGCGTGATCTGCCAGCACTGGCCTGCCTCAAGCGAAATTCGATTGCTGACAAGACCCTTGAGACTCGGGGTTACGCCAGGACCGCCAAAGAGACCCATCTGTCACGCTCCTCAGATAACCGCCGGCGCAGTATTCGGTACATTCGGCCAGGCCGCACCTTGAATGCCTGTCACTTGAGCTCCCGACGACGGCTTGGCGCAGACGAGATCGGCGCAGGAGATCAGCACCCCGATGTCGGCGATCTGGCCGACCGGAATCTGGCTCTCGAACCCGGAGAACGTCATCGGCGCGTATTCCGACATGAACAGGCCGGTGTAGCGCGAGTTGACGATGAACGCCGTGCCGAGCGGGCAGATCGGGTCGGGGAAGCAAGGCGTGTCGAGCACCCGGATCGCCCGGAAGCCGGTATTGACCATGTCGTCCTGGCCATAGATCGACCGCGGCTTGGTCGTGTACATTTCGAGGCCCTGATAATCGGACATCAGGACCGCCCAATTGGCCGGATTCATGACCATAAAATCAGGCGCTTCGCCGCCGGCTCCGGCCTGGACGCGGATCAGCAGCTGCGCGGCGCCGACCCGTGAGGTCGGCTGCGTCGGCACGTTGGCGATCAGCTGACCTTGCCACATCTGATTGCCGGAGCGGGTGATTCCGCCATAGGACGGAACGTTGGTCCCGTCGTCGTAGGCCATCGCCAGCGAATCCCAGGCTTGCGGGTTGGCGTAATTGTTGGAATAAAGCGCCTGCGCGTAAGCCTGCTTGATGACGACCGAAGCGTCCGACATCACGGCGCGCAGCTTCGGAATGACCACTTCGGAGGATTGCAGAATCGCTTCCATTCCGAAGAAGCCGATCGGCACCATGCCGAGCTTGAGGTTGAACTGAGCGTCCTGGATCGCCGCCGCATCGGTCGGCATCGGGAAATCGCCGGCGAACGATCCCCAGCTGAAAGATACGAACGGCGAACCTTGAATCGGCACGGTGATCTGGCTTACGCCGCCACGCGCCGCCTTGGCGTTCGCCATGAACGCCGACAACATCGGGTGCGACTGGTAAACCTGAACATACACTGTTTCGATGAATGCCCTGCGCGTTATCGCCGCTAATTGTGCACCTAAAGCACCCCCAGGAACCAGTCCGTTCCCAGTAATCGGTCCTACGGGCGATGTCGGAAGCGGCGCCATTTATCTTCCCTCAGTAGCCAAAATTGATACGCGCCAAGGGCTCGCCCATGACTTCCGCATAGTAGTCTCGAGCCGTCGACGGGTTGAGCGCCTTGGCGCACTCCGCATCAAAATACTTCTCGGGATCGCGCCACAGCGACTTCAGGCGATCGCTCGCCGCATCGTTCTGCGCAAAGTTGACATATTGCGGGCCGACGGTCGGGCCGGGAGACACCGGAGCCGGCATCTCGGAAAGAATGTAAGCGGCGGCAGCGGCCGGGTCCGTGTAATTTCCGGTCTCCTTCATCCGCGCGATCACCTTGTCGCGCGTCTCGTCGGTGAGGCCGTACTTCTTCACCACGGCGTCAAAAGTCGCCTGGAACGTCTGCTCCTGCTGTTTCTTGGCGTCGTCTTCGCGCTGCTTGCGATCGGCCTCGCGCTCGGCGGCGAGTTCGTCGAGGCGTTTCTGCAACGCTTCGTTCTGAGCGCGCAGCGGCGCGATCACCGGCTCAAGCTGATCATCGACGATCGGAACGCCGAACTTCTTGTTGGCGGTGCGGCGCACCTTCGGCCCAACTTCGGCGTCGTTCCAAAGCTCCTGCACCATGTCATAGGCGCGCTGCATCTGCTCCGGCGATACAGTTTGCGTATTCTCAGCCACGGTCAGGTCCTGTCATTACGGGCTCGCGAACGCTTTGAGCCGCCAGCTTCGGCGTTGCCGCCGGTGTGATTGATCGGTTTCGGACCAATGGACACGCTGCGCGGCATGCCGGACGGCCGCGCGCCGTAGCCAAGGTTATCAAAGTCGACGTATTCCATCAGACCCTTGTCGCCCTCACGGGGGACGTCGTTGTCATACGCCTTGGGAAATCGGCTCATAATCGTCTCCTCAGGCCGCCATCCGGGGCGGCATCGGCGGATAAGCTTGCTGCGGTTGCGGCGGAGCGCCGCCGCCGGCGAGGGCGGCAGGCGTCGCCTGCGTTTGCTGCTGGCGCGCAGCGAGCGCAAGCTGTTGAATGAGAGCGGCCGGATCATTGGCTCCGGCGACCTGCCCGACCTGCTTGGAAAGATCGGCCACTGCTTTGACGACTGCGCCGTGCAATTCAGACCCGAGCGGCAACATTGGGAGGGCTTTTTGAAGCGCTTCAAGCCCCATGCGCACAAGGTTGGTCCCCTGCGCGCCAGCTCCGGCCATCGCGGAAGGCTGCGCGGCCGGGCCAATTCCGCCGGGAGGACCTGCGGGTTGCGGCAGGGGACCGTCCAAGACTACTTCCGACGCGATTTGCGAGAATGCTTGCGGCGCATGGTGGGCTCCTTTTGTTCGAACGGGAGAGCAATCCCAATCCCGGACAGCGCCACATTAGACTTTTTTTGGAACAACTGTCAATCTTAGGCCCCATATCTAGCGGCTGACCGACTATGCAGATACCAAAACAGCGAATTGCACAGTTCACCCGCGACGTCGTCGACCAGTGCAACGCCAGCCGCCAAAGCCGTCTCAACCAGTACACTCTCTACGGCAATTACGCGCTGAGCGGTTCGGAACGCCCCGACATGGGCGCCATATATAATAAGACGTACGCCTACCTCGACGACCTTGAAAGCCTGCTTTATTCACCGGTCGGCCTGCGCTTCCACATTTCCGATCCGGACCGCCCGACCATCCGCGACGAAGCGATGGGCCGCGCCGCCGCCGCCAAGCTTCGCCAATATGCTCGCTCGAACGACACCGACACCCGCATTTCACAGGCTGTCTGGTGGAGCCTAGTCAAGGGCAAGGCGTTCCTGAAAGCCAATCATCAGCGCCACAAATTCGGCTCCGATCTCGTGCAGCCGGAAAGCCTTGGCGTACGGCACGAAAATCACGTCACGCTCGACGAAAACATGGAAGCATTCTGCCACTCCTACTTTATCTCGTTCGAGCAATTCGCTCGCCTAATATGGAACAGGAGCGACAAAGACAAACTGTTGAGACAGGCTCGCAATTTCGTAAATACGATCGAAATCGGCGCCCAGCACGGCGCCGATCGCCAGGTCGTCACCGGCGGGCTCTACCCATTCCAGCCAGCCGGGTCGGGCACCCCAAACCGGACGTCCGGCATCGTCGACTGGATGGGCCTGCCGCGGCCGATCCTCGCCTCGAAAGTGCAAGCCAACCTGATCGAAATGCACGAGGCCTGGGTCTGGAACGACGAACAGGAAGACTGGACTACGCTGCAGCTGATCGGCGACAACCTGCTGATCCTGGGCCAAGAGCAGCTGATGAACGCCTTCGCCTATGATACGCAGACCAAAATTTCGACTCCGGAATTGAAAGGCAAGCATCCGTTTCTGGAATTTTGCGCCAATCCGATCGCCGACTATTTCTGGGGACGCTCGGAAGTCGTCAACGTCGCCCTGCTGCAAGAGGCGATCAACACCCGCATCATCGGCATCAACAAAATCCTGCGCCTGCAGGAAGACCCGACCACCCGCTTCATCGGCTCGACCGGCGTCAACCAGCAGACGCTCTCGCGCTACCGCAAACCGGGCGGCTATTGGACCGACAGCAATCCGAACGCCAAGGTCGAAAAAGACCAGATCCAGCTACCGCCCGATCTCGCCGGCTGGCTGCACGAGCTCGAACGGATGTTCGACGAAATGGGCGGCCTGCCGCCGATCGCCCGCGGTCGCGGCGATTCTGGAGTGCGCAGCGGCAGCCACGCCGAGACCCTGGTGCGGATGTTCTCGCCGCGGTTCAAGGATCGCGCGCTGCTGATCGAACGCGACGTCGAAGCGCTCGGCGCTGTCTTTCTTGATATGGCGAAAGCACACGTGGACAAGAAACTAATCGCCTGGATTCCCGCCAACGCGGCGCCACTCGAAGGCGAAAAACCCGATCCGCTGATCGTCCCGCCGGCCCCCGGCTTCGTCGCGCTGCCATTCCAATTCAGCGACCTGGACGACGACGCCGTGGTGACGATCGACTCCCACTCCTCCTCACCAGCCTTTTCGGCGGAAGCCAAGCAGCTCGTCTTCGACCTGCTCAAGATCGGCGCCATGGCGGCCGAAGACGTCGTCCAGAAAGTCGACATCGACGATCCGGAAGGATTGGTGGCCGGCATTCAACGCCGCGCCATCGCCCGTCAAAAAATGGAGCAGGAAGCGCTTGCGCTCAAGGCGCAAACGCATTCCAAGAAATGACGGCTTGCGAGGTTTCACGGGGGCTGATGACATTCCGCGCTAGGTAAAACCCGAACCTCGCCTTGTAGCGCCTTGCACGCTCGCCCGTTGCCGCCGCGGATGCGGGTGGAGTACTACCCGCGCGAACTTGCTTCGCCCATCTTATTTTAGTTTCTCGGTTCGAACTAAACGCAGCGCCGGCTCGCCTTGCTGCTGCGGCAAGATCGCTTTCGGATTGAGCGCCATCTGCTTGAACGCGCCGGCCATGGCGCGACGTCCGAGCATATCCATCCGGTTCTTGAACCGCGGGCCGGCCATGCGCGCAACCTCGGAGCCGGAGAAGAAACTGTCGGCGGCGCGCTGCTGCGCGGCCGGCAGTTTCGGAGCCGCGATCTCGCCCTCGCGGATGTTGTCACGAAGATCAGTAAGTCCATGATCTTTCATGACTATCTGCGCCGTCTGATCGACCGCCTTGACGATCGGTTTGTCGCCGATATGGGCTGGCGGACGACCTTCTTCGATCATCGCCGCAACCCGCTCCTGCGCCCGCTCGCGCGCGATTTCTTCGCGCTGAACTTTACACGCGGCGTCGGGACAAGACGGCGGCTTGCGGCCGGGCTTAGTTGTCACGCGACTATATTCGTTGCCGCATAGATTGCAGCGAAAGTGCTCGCGATAACGACGCGGCTGCAAGTAGCCGTCCGGCTCGAGATAATCAGTTGCAGTGTGATCTTCCATCAACTGGACTCCGATTTAATGTTGCCGGATTGTACGCCGTAAAATCTATTCGCGAAGTCACCATAAAACTGCTGCGGAGGAAAAAACGCCGACGCGATCATCGACTTGGCGATCGTCTCCAGGGCTTTCATCTGTCGCCATGCAATGAACGCCACGAAGTCGTCCTGCCCCCGATAATCGCGTTTTTCCTTCATGAAGTCGTCGAGCTGTTCGGTCATTACGCTCTCCCTCTTACAAACCCTGCCGCGTCGGCCGCCACTCGACCGGCTCGAATTCGATCGGCGACCGGTTGCCGAGCAGACGACAGTCGGTCCAAAACGATCGCGCAACCCACATCCGCTTCGCCGCGTCGCGCATCCGCGTATTGACCCATCGAACCCGCGTCCAATCGCGATTCGGCGCGCGCACTTCAATGATCTCACCATTTTTCGGAGCGGTATCCATTGTGCGCCGTTCCGAAACGTCGTTAATCGGCGGCGGAGCCTGCACTGCTGCTTTAGCCATCACAATCCTCTCACATCTCGCCAGGTCACGAACTCAGGTGGATTATCGGTCCTTTCCTTGGCTTCTTGCAAGAACCGATAGACGACGCCGTTCATTCGCTGCGTGGTGCGGTTGGCGGTGCCCGCCTCTTCCGCCTCGACGCGGCCGCGCGTCAGACCAAGACCCAGCATTTCCGGCCGCCGCCAGTTGAGCCAGGCGCGGCAGGCCAGCGCGCAGGCGAACACCCGGTCATCCTTGCCGTTCGGATTGGTCGAGTCGGGGGCCCCGATCGTGTTGCCGTCCATTATCACGTTATGCATCTCCTCGAGCAGACGCTTGGAGCGGATATCAAGTTCGTTGGTCGCGTAGGCGCCGCGCATCTGATGCATCAGCTCTCGCTTGGTCGAGAAAGTGGACTGGAAACAGTTCAAATAGCCGGCTCCGATCGAATCGGCGCGGTGATAGAGATACCAGCGCGCCCAGCCGAGCGCGTCTTCCCAATCACGCGAGCGCACGTGGTCGGCGTAGGCGGGCGAGCCGAGCAGCCCGCGCACCGTGTCAAACTCCATCAGGACGGTGCGCCCGCCGCCGTCAAGCTCGACGTTGAGAATGCAGTCGCGATAAGCGCCGGCAAGGTGGAACAGAACCCAGCTCGCCCGCTTCAGCTCAACCTCGCTAGTGGCGTATTCGGCCACTTGCACCATCACGTCTGCGTAGCAGCGCCAAATTGAGATTACATTCCTATCGGAATGGTCTGTCCGCCCCCAGGCCGGATCGTAGCCGATCACGTAACGGCCATCTTCGACCGGTTCTTGCCAAACCTTGAGCTCAATCTGCGCGTCGACTTGCTCCGGCGGCAGGCTGGTGTCGACCGGCCTCAGCTTCATCGAAAAGAAGTCGCCGTCGAGATCATATATATAAGGAGTGTAGGCGTAGTCCTCGGCGTGCTCGCTCATATGCTTAAGGTCACGCCCAATCTGCCGGGTCTGGAAGAACGAATAACCCGTCAGCACGAATGCCTGGTCTGCGGTAAAGGGCTGATTTTGCTCGAACATCAGCGAGTCTTCACCCGCCGTGGTCTCGCGCCGCCAGCGATACCAGGCCAGCTGCTCGGGCGAAATCTCATAGGCGTAGAGGGAACGCACCTGATTGATCAGCTCACGCTCCTCCGGATCGCGCGGCCGCTTGCCGTAAACGGCGAAACGGGCGTCCTTCCTCTCGATCCGGTTGACGTCGGAGGCCCACCAGCCAAGGAAATGGCTGCGCTTCGTCAACGGGTCCTCGAACCCGGACTTCCAGCGGTTGTGCCAGACGTTGTCGACGCCTTTGGCGGTTGATTCGTAGATCACCAGCCGGTTCTCATTGGTCTGGGCCAGGGACTCCTCGAACGAAGCTAAAGCTTCGGAGGAAGCGAAGTTGGCCAATTCCGTCGCGTGAGCCAGAACGAAGCCGGTGCCTTCCGCCCACGCCGAGCCCTTGGCGCGGGTGCCAGCCACCTTAAAATGCAGCTCCGATCCGTTCGAGAAACACATCATCTTGACGTTGTCTTTGCCTTTCAGAATGTAAAAATCGTCGCCAAAATAGCCGGGCGGGAAGCTCTCGATGTAGCTACGGATGGTCGACCGGTTCTTGTCCCGATTGGCCTCGGTGTCGGTAACCAGGGCCCCGAGCGTGTTCGGATGCACGGCCAGCCAGAATACGTCGATCGCCAGGCTGATGGTGGTCACCCCGAGCTGCCGCGACTTCAACCAGAAGTGCGTGCGAATGCCGTCGTCCAAGCCTTCCGCCAGCTGGGAGAGGAACCGCCGCTGGCTCTCCCACAAGATCAGCGGCGCGCCGCGCGGATCGGTCGAAGCGACTTCCTTCGACTTGATGCGCAAGTCTTTGACGAACTGCTTGAACGGGACGATCCAACTTGAAGCCTTAGCCACTCATAGCTCCTTAAAAACCTTAGTTGACGTCGTCTTGAATTTTCCGACATCATTCGGCGCGTAGGCGTATTGAACGACGAAGCCTTTCTCACGAGCAAAATCCATCGCTTGACAAAGCGCGTCAAGAGCGGCCTGCATTCGAGTGCGCACTTCATCCACGGTGTTCAAATCGATCAACGCCTGATTCTTTTCCATCACCACGCTCCCATAAAACCGACCGGCTGCGTTTGCAGATTACAGTCGAACGTATAGCCTTCCAAGATTTCGACCGCACGCGAAAACTTCTCGACGTCGCGCTCGACCGCTTCGACCTGCCTCAGCAGGTCCTTGACTCGTTGCTCGAACAGAACCCGCATCTTGTTCGGGGCGCCCTTCTTCTTGACCTTGAACCGCGCCGCCAGCCGTTTCAACATCTCGGCGTTGTCGAGCGCGTCGCGTTTCGACTTCTCGGCGCCGGCGCGCTGCTGGCGCAGGAACGTCTTGGCGTCAGCCACAATATCATACTGGTCATAATTGCCGCCGCGCGCCGTGATGCCTTCGAATACGTGGTCGATCGCCGCCACCACGCAATTCATCGCGTGCGCGTCGCGATCGTCGGGCCGCGTCTCGTCGATCACGCCATCGCGGTCGAACCGCGCCCGCCGCTCAGCGTCGCTGAGCACATCGCGCGCCAGCACCAGCGCCGCAAACTTTTCCGCCTTGCCTCCGCGATCGGGATGCGCCACCTTGGCCTTCGACCGATAGGCGCGGCGCACCTCGTCAACCGTCGCGTCCGGCGCGACGCCAAGCTCGTCGTAGGGATTCATGTTCTTCCCTTCGCAATCTTTCCCGTTTCGCCTGCAGCTTTTCGCGCAGCGTCAGTTCGGCGTCGGTCTCGTCCTTTTTGTCCAACCGCCGGCTGTCGACCTTCATCTCAACCCCATCCGCTCCCGCCACGTCTCCTCGACCGGCGCCGCGGCGGCGCTCTCCGCAGCCGACGTCTCGACAGCATCAATATACGCTAAGCATATCCCACGCAGATAGACAGCGACCGGCTCGCCCATCCGCAACGCCAGCTGCTTAATAGCGCCCATCTCAGCCTCGGTAAAATTTAACGACACGGCCTCGGATCGCGTCTCGGTCTTCTTATGCGCCGGCATCTTGCTTCTCCCGTTTCGCCAACCCGTCCAGGTAACCGTCATCATAGCCGCGGCGGTAAGACCCGTCCTCGTCTTCCGGTTCGGTGTAGTTAACAATCACGTCGACGACGCGCGCCCATTGCGTTTCCGGCATGCCGGGCGGACGCTTCCCCAAACGGTAAGCGTTGAAATAGATTTCGTCGCCTTCAATTTTCAATTCTCCCACTTGCCTTCCTCCTTTTGCGTCACCAGCCGCTCAACCCTCGCCTCGAGATCATCATGCGCCCGCATGCGCCCCGTCAGCATCTGGTTCAGGCTGGCTCGCGGCACCCCAAGCTCAATCGCCATGCCCGCTTGGGTGGTCTTGCCGCGCGCGATCAATTCCGTGACGCGGCGGCCGAGACCGGTGTCGTAACGTGTGCGGCGGCTCATTCTTTCTTCCGATACACAACTAGTTTCCTGCGATTGATCTCGTGGCTCAGATACCAAGCCGCTTTCTCCAAGTCCTGAATATCGTCGCCGTTCTTGAGCCCGGCGCGCCAGATGTATTTGACAGCATTCCCAAGATTGAACCCGAAATGTTCGACAATCGTGATGCATTCGACGCCGGACGGGTGCGACGCATAATGCTTCGGATGGTTGACCGGATCGTCGTTCACTCCGCCGCCTCCCTGCGCAGCCGCGCGATGATGGTGTCTACCGTCGACTTGCTCACA